AGGTGTTTGCCCAGCAGCTGCGTCTTGAACACAAACATATGACCAACCACCAAACTGCATTGTATCTCCAGTTTTGTAATTAGTTGAGGCGTCATAATCACCAGTAGCATTAAAGCCTGTTGTTAAAACTTCCCATTGTGCTGAGTTTCCGTAAGGTGTTGACCCACTATGATTAACTTTGGCAACATATGAATAACCACCGTAGGTTACAACATCTCCGTCTTGATAGTAAGTTGAACTATCCCATGAGTCTTCAAATTGTAGACCCTCGTTATAAACTGCAAAGTTAGCAGTATTTAAAATTCCGTCTGCGTTAGATGTGTGGAATGTTGTACATCTATATTGTTGAGAACCAAATTTAACTACATCATTTAATTTATAAAATGTTGAACCAGTATGTTCAGCAGCTAAAAATCTTAAGCCCTCTGTATGTAAATTCCAATTATTGTTTGTTTGAAAATCTGTATAAAAATCTGGATCGGTACTGCCTGAAGTGTGATTTTTTACACAAACATATGTGTTAGCACCGTATTTAACAATATCGTCTTTAATATAGGCTAAGTCTTGTTGCCAATCACCTCTCCATTTAAATTTTAGTCTACCTAATACAAAATCTGCCATTTGTTATCTCTTCCAATTTCTTGTTGCGCCGTCTTGGGCTGCCCATGGATAGTCGTCTAAATATCTCATTACAAAATTTCCATCTTCATCCATGTAAAAATTTAATTTGTTGTTCTCGAAAATATGTTGTTCATAATTTCTAAAACCTTTATTGTCTTGCCAACTTGCTAAACCTGATTCAGCCACACCATATTGAGTTGGGTTAACTTCAGCGTCAGCGTTAGTTTTATTTTCAATTACAGAGCCTAAACTTCCGTATGCAAAACCTTCACCAGTTGTAAGATTTACTTTATCATGACCCGCTAGTTTAACTTTAGTATATACTAAAAGACCGTCATCTTCTCTCTTCAAAGCATGAAAAGCATACTCGTCTGTAAAGCCTTTATATTGAGTTGCCGGTACTAGTGTTGCCATTTAAATCTCTCTTTATATTTATAATAATATTTATACTATTTATATTATGATACCTCTAAAATACTTGCAAAAGCTTCCAAAACTGGTATTGTGGAATCTTCATTTAAGTATGTCACCAATTTTAATTTATCTCCTGGCTCTAGGTTGATAGGTTTATCTATAGTTACCGTGTTAGATTGAGGTATAGATACTTTTTTTGCAATGTATCTGTAAGTTGTTCCGCCATCTACGGTTACTGCAACATCACATAATCCAGCAGTTGTATCGCTGTGATTCGTTATGAATAATGCGTGAATAACTGCATATACACCAGAACCCGCTGTATATAATACTGCCGAACTATCATCATTGGTATGGATAGCCATACCTGCATTTTTAAATGTACTTGCCATGTTCTACCTTATGAACCAAAAACAATAGAATAAGCCAAAGTATCACCTACCATTGCAACCGTTCCTGATTGATCTGGTAAATTAATTGTTCTATCACTTGTAGGGTCTTCAGCTCTAAAAGTTGTTTCAAATGCGTCTGCTGTAATACCTTCAAATATTAGACTTGAACCATTTAATTCAATATCATTTGTAGTTTTATTACTAACATTTGTAGCTGTTTGAAGACTAACTGCACCTGCACCACCAATTTCTCTGATTACATTACCAGAGTCTTTGATATACATTTTACCATCTGTACTATTAATAGCTATCTCACCAGTTGATAAATCACTAGTTGTAGGTACTGAAGCTGCTACTTCGGATCTCTTTGGTTTAATTATTGTTGTCATTTATTATTTTTTCCAAAACATTAATTTTTTTAGAAATTTTTTAATCTTGTCCATGTGTTTTCCTTAATATGTTCCACCATCTATAGTTTCTACCGTTACCTCTCCTGAAGCAACTGCAAAGTTATCAGATGAAAATGAAGCAACACCAATATTTGATGTACTTGCTAATTCACCTGCTATAGTTAGTTTGTTTCCGTTTGCAATTGTATTAACACCTTCACCTGCTATAAACTCTAAAGTACCACCAACTGAAACTTGTCCTTGAGTTGATGATTCATCTGTAAAGTAAATAGGGTCGGCAAATTTAGCACCTGTTAATGTGCCATTTGCAATCATTGAATTTGTTATACCTAAAGCTTTTACTCTTAATTGGTCAGAGTTAACTTCAATTGAAGAATTATCTACTTCAACATCCATTTGATTACCAACTTTACTTAAAGCTGCACCTGCAATTATTTGACCTGCGCCAGAGAATTGAGATACAGGTAAGTCAGTTGTACCCATTGTCGGTTGACCTGCATGAGTAAATACATAACCGTTATCGGCATTATCAGTACCGCTTTCAACAAAACAGAAAGCACCGCCTGTTAATTCAGCGTTCTCGTCTGCGTCTGTGGCTCTTGTTAAAACCCAATTTGTTGAACCGTCACCAACCGTTGTTACCGTATAAATTCCGTTTTCTTCTAAATTAGTTTGATTTTTAACTAGAACTCTATCACCTTGAGCTGCGTTTATACCATCTAAAGATAAAGCTGCTTGTGAACCAGAGTTTGTTAATGTTGCACCAACACCAGAAACACCATTGTTATAAGTTGCTGATAAGTTAGCAGTAGTACCCATTCTAACAGAGTCTTTTACATCAAGACCTGTTGCAACTTCATCAACATATTCTTTTGTTGCTAATGAACCTGATTGAAAACCTGCTCTATCTTTATAACCTGCTGGTACAATTACCGTTCCTGTACCGTGTGGTTGTAATGAAATATCTTTATTGCCTGCTGTTGTAGATAATGTTTGACCATTAATTGTAATATCGTCAACTACTAAAGAAGTTAATCCGTCAATATCAGTTGTTGTTGCACCTAAAGTTAATGTAGATGAACCTAAAGTAATTGTTGGATTAGCTAAGTTTGCATTTGAGATAGCCGCACTACCTGATAAGTTAGCATTTGTTAAAGTGTTTGCTTGTATTTCAACATTGTTATCGGTAACAACCGTATCCATACCGGCACCACCGGCAAATGTTAATGTTTCTGAAGTATTGTAAGTATCTGTACCAGTATCACCTGCTAAATCTATAAATTGATTTACGGTTGCAAAGTCTAAATTTCCAGAACCATCTGTTTTTAAAAATTGTCCTGCTGAACCATCGCCGTCTGGTAGTCTAAAAGTTGTTGAAGTGGTAACTGCATTAGGAGCTTTTAATCCTATAAAGTTAGTACCATTATTTGTGCCTTCATTTAATTTAATATCACCACCAGTTGAAGCATTATTACCTACTGATAATGTATTAATAGCACTATTTGAATCTGTTAATATTGCTGAACTTGCTGTAAGTTGACCGTGAGTATGATCTAATAAAGCAGTAAAATATTTACCACCAATTATATCAATTGATAATGCGTCTCCATTACCATCTACACCGCCTGTACCTAGATATAATCTATCACCGCCATTTGCTTGACTACCTGTTCCATATGTATAAGCTTGTTCACCTAATTTTAGCGTTGATGGCGAAGTTGTTCCTGATGATCTTTTTATCTGTATTACGGTTGCCATTTGTTATCCTTAAAATTGACCACAATTGAAGACTAAGCTTCCTGTTGTAGTTATTATCTCCGTTCTGGTGACAAATTTTTGGTCACTAGCCCGATATTGTAATAATGCACCATCATCAAGAGTTGTAGTATCAACATCACCTAATAATTTTAATGAAAGAGAACTATTTTGAGCAGCTGCGGCTGCCGGCAGAGTTACCGATACCTTTTGAGGACCAGCACTTGTTTGTGGATTAATAGTTGCTGTGATATCTGCCATTTTGCTCTCTCCTCTGTATATTTATATTAAATTTAAGTTGTAACCTGTGGTCTTACAGATATAATACCTTCAATAACTCTGGTTACTGCACCAGAGTCAGTTTTAGTAATTTCAAGGTCATAGACATATCTTTCTGCGTCTAAAGCCGAAGTTTGAGTAGGAGTTAATGATAAAGTAACCTGTCCAGAAGCAGCGTCTGAAATAGTTGTTGTTATAGTTGTTCTAGTCTTTGTGGATTGATATCCTTTTGCCATTTTCGCAGCTGCTGTATAACCTGTGAGATTAAATGCGTTTGCGTTGGCGTCTTTAACGGTAACATCCGAGGTGAAAGTAGCACCTTGGTCTATCGTTAGATTTGCTATAGCGGCCATTTACTTTGTCTCTTTTTTTAATAACTCTACAATTTTCTTATTATAATAATCTGTAAGAACATCACATTTCTCAATCTCTAAATTCAATCTTGTCCTACTTGCTTGTAATTCCTGTCTAGAAACTATGTAATTCTGCAATTCTGGACTAAATTTCTTTTCGTCATATTCTTTTCCATCTATCGAAATCGTCATTTTTTCTCCATATTCTTTTCAACTTATTACTATTTATAAGACTTATATAAATAGTTTATACGAAAATATTAGGAATAGACAATGCATTATTACGAACTTGAGCCCGAAAATAACACTTTCAAGACCATATCCATACAAACCACTTATATGTGTCAATTAAAATGTTCTAATTGTTATTTAGGTGATATGTTAAATAACCCAAAATATCCAGATGTTGATATAGACAGATTTGAAGACACTATGAAACGATTAAAAGGTCGTTGCGATATTAGATTTATAGGTGCTGAACCAACACTTAATAAGAA